GAGGCCGAGCTTGACGTTGAGCCCAAGCTTGAAGTTGAGCACCGAGCCCTGCTTGAATGCAGGCGACATGCCGGTGTTGATCACCACGTGGAAGGTTGAATAGACGTTGGGATATTGAGTATCGTGCCCGGTCAGCCAGCGGCCTGTTGCGGTGTAACCATTGGCAGCCAACAGGTCTAACAGATATTTGGCCGTCGGTATTGCACCCACACTGTGCTGAACTTTGGCGCACAGCGACATATTGTATATGTCGCACTCATCTGGAATACCAAAGTCGGCGGCCCACAGGTCGAGGTCTTCGTCCGACGTGGAGCAAATCCACTCGTCGAGGCTGATGCACATGGCGTCTTCGTAGCGCAGCCATGACAATGCGAGCCCCGACATGAACTGCCGGATGACACTGCCGCGCTCGTAGCTCGTCTCGGTGTTGTCCCACGCCGTGCCGCGCGGCAGCAGGTTCATCAGCGCGAGAAAGCAATCGTCGTGGTCAGGGCAGAACGTGTAGTCGGACGGGACCGGATCGCCCTCTAGCTCCTGCGGCGCAGGCTCCCAGTCGGCAGCGTAGGGAGCGAGCTCGGCGTCAGCCAAGGGGATGAGGTCGTTGCTCATGCGATGAACCGCACGGTGCCGAGCGTCGGCATGCCGCCCGGTGAGGTGATCGGGATCACGATGTCGGGGTTGTTCGGGTAGTCAGTAAAGTAGTTGTGGCTGCGCACCCAGCCGGGTGCCATCGCCACCGCCTCGTTGATCCACGCGAGGCTGAAGTGCGAAGGCTCGATGCTGCTCGCGGGCTCGGCGCGGCGCATGAACATGGCCTTCAGTTCTTTCACCACGTCGTCGCGCACTGCGGCGGTGTCGGGCAGCAGCGCCTGCACCGTGACATTGACCACCGATGGCACGGGCTTCGCCACGATGACGTTGGCGTCGGATGGTGCCAGCGTCTGCAGGATGACCTTCATCTGCTCGATGTCGTTGGCGGCGGGCAGTCCGTTGCCGACGCTGTCCATCATAAAGTAGATCGTCACCGAGCCCGGCACCGGGGTGGCGCGCTTGACGAACACCCGCGTCACGCCCGCCTTGGTTTGGCACCACTCGATGTATTCGGCAGGCGTGCCGCCGTGCGGGGGATTTTGCTTGCGATACAGGATGCGCTGCCGGAAGCTGTCATCGCTCTCGGCCGCGCGCCCCCCGATGAGGCCACCGGTCGCGACAGTGAAGCCTATCACCCCGGCGATTGGCGTCAGTGGCGTGAGGGTCGCGCCCGCGTCGGTGTTGGCGAGCTCGCCCGCCGAGTAGGCGCGCACGAACAGCGTCAGCGTCGCTGTGGTGGCAGTGACGGTGCCGACGCTGATGAACGTCTCGCCGTCGGAGCGCATGAAGGCGGTGCCGTCGTAGACCACGACACCGAGCACCGCTGGTGAGGAGATCGAGCCTTGCGCGAAGCCGGGAGGGTTGCGCGACAGGCCACCAGCTTGGATACCGTGCCAGTCGAGGTAGTCGCCGGTTGCGGTGGTGACGAAGGCCTGCTGGTGGATATACTCCAAGCGCAAGTAGCCCATACGCATCGCCTGCCCGAAGGCCTTCAGCACCGGCACGAGGTTGTTGGGCCAAATCCAAGGATCGGTGCCAGCGACCTCAGACTGCACAGAATTGCGCAGGTCTTGGATGATCTCTTCTGTGCTTGGCGCAGTATACATGCTGGTTCCTATTGCAAAGCGTAGAGATCGTGCCGGAAGGTGCGCTCGTATGTCTTACCAAATACCTTGATATCGATGGCGATCATGCCACGTCCCCTGTCGATCTCAGCACGCACCTCGACATTGTTGATGACGCCGCTGCGGATCATCACCTGCAGGGCTTCGGCGCAGAAGTGCTCAGCCAGCTTGCAGGTGTAATTGGACAGCGGCGCACGGCGCAGCGTCCACAGCAGCGAGCCGAGCGGCTCCTCGCCCGGTGCAATGCCCTCTGTGTTACCATGCCACTCGTGTTGATCGGCGATGGTGAAGCCGTGGCGGCCCACCATCCAGTCAGGCAGCCGCGCGTCGGAGGCGATACACAGCAGCACGGCGGTGCCAATCGGATCGACGTTGGCGAGGCCGCCCGAGTTGAGCACCCGCTGCATTGTCGTGATCTCCCCGGTGCGGGGATTGAACACCTCGTAGGGCGCAGCTATCGGCTCCCCCGGTATTCCCTCCGGGTCTGGTGGCGGCTGGAGTTGCCAGTCGCCGACCGTGCCGAGCGCCGGATCGGTTGACCAGATGGTGTCCCAGAGAGCGCGGCTCATAGCGATCCAATTCCCCCGAACGTTCGATACGTCGCGCCCACCGTGCCCGAGACGATGATCGGCGGCGTGCCGGTGCCCGCCTGCGCGCCGGGGATGGCGATCTCGAAGGCGGTCAAGGTGAAGGCGTTGCCCGCCGCCACGTCGAGCGGGTTGCCGAGCGCGCCTGCAGCCAACAACCGCACCGCCCCTTCGCGGTCATCAACGAGCGACCAGAAGGCGGCGCGACCGTCGTGGAAGACCATGCCGTAGATGATCTCCAGCACGATCACCTTGCGGCCGACCGGCAGGTAGTTCGACGGGCCGACGACGCTGGGCATGACCCAGCCGAGCGCCCCGTGCTTCGCGCTGCCGTAGTCAGTCGGCTCAGCCGGGCCGATGAGCAGGCGCGTCGTCTCGCGCACCAGCACCTCCAGTCCACGGTCGAGCACGCGTGCATCAAGGTAGCTCATGCGGTCAGTCCTCGACGTAGGTGCGGACGGCTGTTGCAGTGAGCGTTGCGCCGCACGTCGCCATGCTGCCGTTGAAGGCGACCAGCTTGTCTTCGACGTAAGTGCGGACGCAGCCGGTGGCGATTGGATTGGGACCGTGGATCGGGCAGCAATAGATGTCGCCGATCCGTGCGATCAGGATGTCCTCTGCGTAGGTGCGCTTGGCAGACGTGCAGACCACGTCGCCGTGCGAGCCGGGGTCACCGAGACGCAGGATCAGTGGCACTCACGCGCCCGACCGGTTGATGTGCACCTTGCCATCGCGGAAGCATTCGATGGTGGCCTTGCCGACCTTGCGCTTCCACACGTTCTCGGTGCCGTGGTCGAAGCCGCCCCACATCTCGTAGAGTTTGAACTCGCCCTCTTTCAGGTCTTTCGGCCTATACTTCGGGTGCTCCATGCCGATCACCATTGCGGCGTCGTTGTTGCCGCCAAGGTTTATGTTGACGCCCTGCGAGCCGACGGGTGCATGGTTGGTGAAGCCGTAGGACTGCACGCGCGGCACCGCGAACTTGCCGCTGGTGCCGCCGTAGCGTTCACCCGCGCGGCCATCCGCCTCCACCCGCTGTTGCTCCTTGTCGTCGTGTGTCTTCGCCAACTGATTGCGGTGGATCGTGTTGTCCATCTGTGTGGCCATTAGCTCACCTCCTTATCCGGGGAAGCCCCCACCAGTCTTGAAGCCGGGATCGACGAAGCCGCCGAGTATGCTGGTGAAGCGCGGCTTCCACATGCTGCCGTTCTGGCATGGCGTCGAACCCGCAGCACTGATGCCCATGTCCGGTGCCTCCATCGAGGCGGGATCGACCAACGTGAGCTCGGTGACCGAGCCTTCGGCCAGCGACTGCTTGAACACGACGCGCGCGGAGCGCAGCGTGCAATTGATCTTCAGCCATGCTGCCAGCACGTAAACGTCGGCGAGGATTTGCCAGAGCGGGCCGCCGCCACCTGATCCCTCGTCACTCCCGAACGGGATGTTGCGCTGCACGTAGCTCTCGCCAGCAGGCGCGTGCCAGCCGGGCACCGTGACAGTGCATTGCAGGCCGGTAGCAGAGGCGCGGCGTGCCTCCCAGCGGGCGCGCGTCTGGGCGCGCTGCTCGTCAACCACCGCCGGTTCCATGATGATCTTGGTGCGGTTGCGCGAGAGGAAGGACTGCTCCATGGCCTGCGGCTGGATGTTCTGCTTCACGTCGATGCCGTAGGGGGTCTGGCCATGTATCCTGACATCGGCGCTCTCGTCGGTGAGGCGCGCCGACATCTTGAGGATGTTCTCACCCTGCACGATGGGGCCCTGCGTGCCCAAGGCCTTGCCCGCGCTGACCGACACGCCGCCGTCCATCATGCCGTGCAGGAGGTGGCCGTAGTTCTTCAGGACGCGCATGCTCTCGGCGTAGACCGACGCGCCCTGCCGTATCTGCCAGAAGGGCACCCTGCTATCGAGGCTGTCGTTCCGCACCTGAATGCCGAGCGGCTGCGCCCACGCCTGCACCAACTCGTAGATCGTCTTGTCTTCGTAGTAGCCACCGCTGTCGGAGACGATGGACGAGACGTTCATGCTATGGGGCGCACTCTTGGCGGTGATCGTGATCGAGTGCTGATCGGCGTCGGCGCTGGGCGCGTATTGCCAGACGATGGCGCGCGCCACGAAGTCGCCATTGGCATACACCTCGATGATCGTCCCCGGCGGGAAATTCCACTTGTCGAAGGCCGATACCGTGGTCGCGCCAACTGGCGTGATCTCGGTGGTGGAGAGCATGATGTTGATGATGTTGGTCTGCGCGTCCTGCTCGATGACGACTGTCTCCCAGTCCTCATAGACGCCGCCGTCGGCCACCACTGTCACATGCTCGAAGGGCATCGCTTATAGCCCCGTCACCAAGCTCATGCCGTGCTCGACCAGCGCCACCATCTGCGTCGGCGCAAACATCGGATGGCTGATGCCGTTGAAGCGCATCAGGTCGAGGTCTTTGCCTGCCGCGTTCCTGCCATAGACGGAGGCGGCGATGGCAGCGAGCGGCTTGCCCGCCCAGCTTGGCGGCAACTTGACCGAGCCATTGCCACCCATCGAATAGTGCGCGACGAAGCTGGGCACCGTCCCGCGCAGCTTGCGCAGATGGTCCTGCAAGTCCGTT